TTCAAAGTTCTCTGATTTCATAAGTTTTTCACCAAGATTTTCAAGACCTCCATACCTTTTAGCAATTTCCTTAGTAGCTCTTGTAGTCAATATAAGGGTATAGTCAACTTCACCTATTGTAATCTTGCTGCTTCTTTCATCATTCATTTTACAATACCTCCTATGGTGTAACAGTAAATTCAGGCTCATAAACTTCAGTAAACCAGCTGGTTATAGTTGATGCTATAACTCCTGTATCGTCCTCATTTACTTCTGCTTTCCATGGATGATTATCATTATCATCTACTTTATTTCTTCTCATAACAGTGCCTTCAATGGTAGGTGTCTGAAAGGTTATGCTGTCTCCCTTAGTCTGAAGATTAGTTGCAGGTATTCCGAATTTAACCTTGTAAAGCCAGAAATATCTGTATTTTCCGTTAGCTTTCTTTGCCCTGAATCCTATTGCAACAGGCTCACCTCCATCTTCACTTGTAGATATTAACACCTTATTATCATCAATCTTAGCCCCGGTCAAATCACCTGCAGCAGTAGAACCAATATCATCAATTCCAAGTGAAAGTTTGCCATTTTTAAATTCCTTAACTACAACAGCAGCACCATCATCTGCATAAAGAATTGCCTCCGCAAGTTCGATTGATAAATCAGCTTTTATTGCTTTTGCAAGTTTTACCGGCTCTGCATATGTTTCTATCTCGTCAGTGTCTTCTGTAATCTTTGAATAATATAAACTATCAAGTCCTATTGTTGCCATTTTTATCCCTCCAATTTATATAATTTTGCCACATCAATGGCATAATGGTGAAAGCCGGTATCATCTTCATGACCGATGTACCGGCGGTCTGTTATGGTAAAGTCTGCACTCAATAGAGAGCAGACAATTGTTTTTTTAAGTTGTGTATAATTGCCTTTAACAAAAAGGGACAGCCTTGCTTCCTGTATTTCATATCCCGGTTCATTATCTCCATGCAGCTCAAAAGTATCTACAAGGGGAGTAATAACCATATATTTATTAGGGGGAGTATCTGAAAACACTCCTGTCTCTATTGGAACTAAAGGTGAAATAAGGGTAATTAATTCTTCCAACATACTCATAAGTTTTCTACCTCCTTGTCAAAGGCCTCTATCATGGCATTAATACATGCCTTCCTACTTGCTGATTTAGCGGGTTTTAGAAAGGGTTTAGGTGGCTGCCCGCTTTTACCGTATTCCAAAACACCGGCAATCATTGAATTGCTTTTTCCATCAGAGCGAGGCTCGGAAAAACCAACTTTGACATTAGAATTACCATTCTTATCAATAAGAGCAGGGGAGACACCAAGGGCAGAAACAAGTTCCCCGGTGGAACGACTTTTTCCTTTTATATTAGTGCCAATAATACTTTGTAAATTAGACTTAACCTTCTCTTCTACAACTTTGCCACCGGCTTCAAGGACCTTAGGAATTATTTCATCTGTCTTATCACCAAGCTTTGAAATCTTTAGAAGAAAATCTTCAGGCATTTTCATAACAGCCTTAGCCACTTGGCTTCACCTCCTTTGCGAGTACCTCAATATACATTTTTCGATTTTTAATATTCTCAACCGAAATTATCTCAAAACGTTCATCTTTTGTTACAATAATCATATCAGGTGTAACTGTAGCACCGGGAATACATCGAAATCTAAAAAGGTCGGTAGCAACTGAGAAGGTTGCTCTGTTAGCCCACTTCTCAGTTCCATGACGTTTCTCTCTATAAGCTCGAACTGAAACAATAATAACGTCAGCTTCAGTAGAAAAACCCTCAGAATCTTTGACAGTTACCTTCTGTAATATGTCAATAAAGGTATTCATTTTACCAAAGCTCATACTACACCTTCCAATCTCTGTCCAACCGTAAGAGCAGGTTTACCGTATTCCATACCTGCTCTGCGGCTTGAACATTATCTGAGTAAAAACCTCCAGTGCTCCCATCCCTTGATTCATAGAAGTGGGAAGACAACATAATCACCGCTTGTTCAGTAGTTGGAGGCATTTGATTATCTGCATAAAAGTTTTCTGAAAGATGCTGATAGCTCTCAGCGTACTTTACAGCGGCGGTAATATATAACTGCAAGAGTTCATCATCTTCACTGTGCTCGAGAATAAGATTTGCTTTGACTTTTTCTAATAGTGTCATTATTAACCACCGCCTTTCATCAGTTTTCTATAATAACCATACAAGTGGTTTCGCTATACCCAGAAGCCCATAGAGTGAAGATTTTTGGTGTATCAATAATTTCATCACACTTAAGCCACATTACAATATCGCCGGCAGATCCTCCAACTGAAGCAGCCTCTGTTACATCATCAGATGTAAGCTGATAACCGTTGTATTTTACTGCTGTAATATCAGGTAGCCCTGTTGTAATATTCATGCCAATCCACTTATGTGTACCTTGTTCCAGATTGGAACTGGGGAATGCTACAAGTTCATCAACATCTACAGACACAGTAATAACGTCATCTTCAATTGAAATATCTGTAACCTTGCTTTGATTTGCAATAAGTTCTTCACCGGAGGGTGTCGAAATTTTTGCTACAGAAACATTCCATGTATCTGTTTCCATATATCCTACGTCTTTAAGTTTTAGAAGAAGTTCGTTAAAGTTATCTTTTAAACCTGCTACAGTAGTTGCAGTGCTTGCAGCTTGGTTTTTAGCTGCAGGAAGCCCCGTTACTGAGGCTCCTTTCTTAATTTCAAGAGTACCGCCTATGACGGTTTTATCTCCGCCTTGCTCTGTATAATTTTTAGTGTTATAGCTCATAAGACACCTCCATTACGCTTTTTGCTGAAGTACCTTAACGGCTTCAGGAAGAATAAGCTTTCCATCAACACGTTGAGTTGCAACGAAACCAACTTGACCTGTTACGGCATAAAGTTCATTTAACCTTTTAAATACACGACCTTGACGGTCTGCAACCCAGTAGTAGCTTAAATCACCAAATACTATGGTCTTAGCTGCAGAAGCAATAGCCGGAACATAGGCTGATGTGTATATAGGTCTGTTTAGTATTGTATCAGGAGTACCCGCCTGTAGAGATGGCTGCCATAAATATTGACCTTGGCCATCTTTTAGTTTGCGTATTGCCTTAACGGTAGCATCATTCATGACGAATACCGACTTATTTCTGTATGGTGCTTTTAATGAATAGAATAAATCTAAAATCTCATCAAATGTAATGGCAGTAGCTCCTGCGGTAGTTACACCAAGTTGAGCACCGCCAGTTGCTGCAAGTATACCTGTTGGTTTTCCTGAAGCATCTCCGGTGAAGAAGGCTTCTTCTTCTTTATTACCTATACGTCTTGCAAATTCTTTAGAAATATAGGCTTCAAGATTAAACACACTGTCATTGAGAAGTTCTTCTGAAACCTTTATCAATGTGCCAAGTTTATATGCACCGATTGATACTTGACCGAAGCTGTCATCACTATCAGGGATTGCACCCTCTTCATCTACCCATGATGCGGTGCCTTTAGAAGCTACCACGGGAATTTTTCTGTCCCCGGTGGAAGTAGTAATGACATTGGCTAATTTACGGAAGATATTTTCTTCCTCAAGTGCCTCTATAAGAGTTCTTTCAAACTCATCGGGTACTAAGTATCCACCCTCGGTGTCAGTACCAACTTGAAGAGCGTTTCTTATGGTGACATCAAGTCCTTCACCGGCACGAGTACGCATAGCATTCCAGAATGCCTTTTTGTATTCATCAGATGCCCTGCCGGTCTTTTCTTCCATATTGGGAAGTTTAGGTTTACCAGTTAACGGATTGGCAGTAGGAGCATTTAGCTCAGCATCAAGTATGGCTTGTTTTTCTAAACGGTCTATTTCCTTACCAAGAGCAATGACATCCGCCTCCATTTTGTTGTATGTTGCTTCATCTTCAGCGGAGATAAGTTCGTCTGTTCCACGTTTTGTATCTAAGAATGCCTTAGCAGCATCCCATGCTTTTGCACGTTTTTCGCGCAGTTCTAAAATCTTGTTCATAATTTTTTCCTCCTAATTAATGAATGATGTTGTTTAGCCGTTTTTCAAGATCAGCAGCAGAAATGCCTGTCGGTTTAACAGGCTTATTAATCTTTGGACAAATTTTGTTAAACAGCGAATTTGTAACAGCTCTGCGGCTGAAAGCATAAGTAAAGTCATCATTTTGCACTCGCTTTTTCTCATCTGTTAAAATGTCATCTGCGAAACCAAGCTCAATAGCTTTGTTAGCATTAAGCCATGTTTCAGCGTCCATAAGTCGAGAGAGCTTTGCTCGAGATTGCCCGGTTTTAATTTCATAGGCATTGATAATACTTTCTTTTACTTCCGATAGCATAGAGACTGCTTTTTGCATTTCCTCAGTATCTCCAATTGCTATTGTCAGAGGATTGTGCATCATCATAAGGGCAGTGGGAGCCATCAGCACAGTTGTTCCTGCCATAGCAATTACTGAAGCAGCAGAAGCTGCAATGCCGTCAATTTTTATTGTCACATTTCCTTTATAGTCCATGAGCATTGAATAAATTTGACTTGCTGCAATACAATCACCTCCGGGTGAATTAAGCCAAATAACAATGTCACCCTCACCGGCATTTAAGTCTGCTTTAAATGCATGTGGGGTGACATCATCATCAAACCATGATTCCTCGGCGATTATACCGTCGAGGTAAAGTGTCCGTGTTCCAGAGTCTTCATCCTTAACCCAGTTCCAAAATTTCTTCATTTGGTTTCCT